GGTCAGCGGAACTTCCACCTCCACCACCCGCATACGCGGTGAGTAATGAGCCAAATGTCGTGTTGCCACCAGCGTTGCCATTTCCATCGCTAGACTTAGCCGCGCCGCCCGCGCCGATTGTTACGGTTTCGGTTGCACCAACGTCAGCAGCATCAAAAATCCGATAGTTGTAGCCACCACCGCCGCCGCCAGCGCCTACACTAGCAGCGGTTTTCCCTCCGCTCCCGCCTCCAGCCCAAGCGAGGACCAACACACCAACCGCGCTGGGTTGCTTCGTGTAGGTGCCAGAACCTGTAAACTCTTGAAGGTCAACCCTGCCCGCTGGCCGACCCGGATGATTGACCGGCCCTATGATGCGTCGTTCGGCCATGCTCAAGCGACCGATATTAGCCGGTTAACGTTGACAGCGCACAAGATGACGTTCGCGTTCGCCGCGAAGGCGCGCACGACCAATCCGTTCTGCAATCGAATACCCGGCACGATCAGATGCAGGCCATCATCGAACGGGACGGTATAGGTAATCAGATCATCTGGATCACCCACGCCGCCGAACTCAATAGTGAGCAAAACATCTGCCGTATGAGAATTCACGGCCCAGATATAAACCTCATCCATGTCAGAGGTTCCCGTAACAGCAGTATGAAGAGTCGTCCCTGCCGTAGCCGTTGCGACGACCTTGACCATCCGACCATTGGTGCTGCCACTAGGTATTTGTGGTTTTAATGCTGCCATTTCTGTATCTCCTTAATAAGACACTTGAGTAATCAAGGGTATATTTCCGGCAATGTCCGCCGCCATAGCCCGCGCTGTTTGTCCTCGAAAATCCGCCAATCCTATTCGTCTTCCCTCGTTTGTCGATGCAGCTATGTTGACTCCATTTATCTGCACCTCGCCAGCGCCACCTTTGGGAATAAGGTTGATCGAAATTGTTGAGTCAGAGCCGACAGCCTTAATCTGAACGGGGCTTCCCGTCGCCGAAGCTATCCAATCGAGTCCATTGACCGGCGTTGTGGCCGTGCCATCCCAACGGAACAAATCAGTGCCAGATAGCGCCAGATCAAGCCGGTCATCAGTGTCCGCTGTGAAATGAGTATCGGCATCGGCGTCTAGGATAAGTTGTTGAGCGTCGAAATCCTTAGCTTGAGTGGCGGGCCAAGCCAAATCTTCACCGTTGTTCAATATATTATTGAACTCGGCGTTGAGATCGCTCGCTGTTAGGATTTCTCCAGCAATCCAAGTCTTTGATCTTGAGACAGCGATAACTAATTACTCCTTGGCTTCAGGGGGCAAATGCCCAGAGGGTGACGCAAACCATACAACGTCTTTTGGGTCAGTAAAGTCCTGCGGAAGATTGCGGAGCTTCTGTCGATAGGCTTTCCACTTACCCAATTCTGTGGTCTTCAATGGTACGTCGAGAAGTTGTGTCCAATCACTTAGGGCAAGAAGATCGTCACGGATGTCTCGCACTTTCTTCCATGCCCGGCTTAATGTTCCCGCAAGCCAGGCTTCTTCCTCAGCATCCCTTGCCGCTTCTTCTGCCGCCGTCAATTCGATTTCAACGCCGTTTTCCATTCTGGTTCGTGCCATGACTTCCTCTTACGTGTGAGAGATGCCGTAAACAGTCAACCGCCCGGTGGCAATGTTACCAGAACTGAAGAAGAACTGTATACGGTCAAGCGTGATAACAGACAACCGTGCCCCAGTGGAAAAACCTGACAAGGGGACAGCGCTCCCATTAAAGTTGAAATACAGACCAGATATGCAGGGCTGCATGTTCCCACCGCTGGGCCGATGCAGATAAAATACGCCGCCGTAGCCCTCACCGGCCGCACTTCCTACTGCATTAGTGCCAGTCAGTTTTATCTGTGAATCCGCATTGTCTTCAAAATATCCCTCGGTGCCGGTAGTGGTGTTCAGGCTCATAGAGGAAGCCCCCCAAGCATAATCGCTGCCTGCTGAGTCTATCCCCCCAGAATCACCAACTCTTATGTAAGGCTCAACATTATCAGTGGCGGGCACGAGGTCGGCTAGAACGATGGCATAGGTGTCGTAAATTGAATCATCAAGGCCGGTCTGTGTAAGACTAGCACTAGAAGACGCATCTTGTGTGCCAATCAGCGTCCACGCTCCCCCGCCTGTCGTGCTAGGTTTCTTTATAGTGCCCAAGGTACGGCGAGACATTATGTAACCCTGTTCACAAAACCGTGGATGAGAATTACGTTCGCAGTCGCCGCGAAGGCCCTAATGACGACGCTGCCAGTGGCGGGCAGACCAGGCACAACAGCGTAGTAACCGTCCTCAGCAGGGACAGTCACCTCGATCAGATCGTCAGGTGAGGTGACGCCACCAAACTCAATGGTCAGCTTTCGATCAGTCGAATCGCTGTTGACAGCCCACAGCCAAACCTCATCAGTTGCGGTCGCATGGGCGGTATGAATCGTAGTTCCCGCCGTCGCTGTAGCCACCACCTTGATCTGACGGCCATTAGTCGAACCCGACAAAATGACCTTAGTAATCTGAGCCATGCCCTAATCTCCAAATACGTGAATAGCCAAGAGAATATCGCCCTGTCCCTGGAACCCCTCGGTACCAACGCTGGTCCTATCCGTGCCACCGATCTTGAAGTCGATCAGATCGTCTGTAGAGGCAGTGATGGACGTATCACCATCGGAATCTAAGATTAGTTCTTGGCCGTCCAAGTCCTTGGCCTTGGTGGCGGGCCAAGCCAAATCTTCACCGTTATTGAGGATGGAGTTGAATTCGGCATTTAAATCTGACGCCGAAAGGACTTCTCCCGCAATCCATGTTTTCACCCTTCCGACCGCGATAGCTAGTTACTCCTTCAATTTTCCGTGCTTATGGCCCCGCCCCGGATGGCGGCACCTATCGCGTGAAGCTCAATGTCATTGTTATCGGCTGAGTCAGTCACCTGATACTGGATCGCACGAAACTCGCCGCCTTCCTCCAAGTCCAGAAATCTATCAACAAACCGCGCTCCGGCGAGCCTCGATGTGTCGAGGGTAAACTGATTGGCCGAGGCCGTGCCAAGAACATCCTCACCGCCCTGGGCGACTGTTTGTGTCTGTTGCACTACGTTGTCACGTTGCCAGCCGAAAGTAATGTCGGAGTTGTTCCAAGGACGAATCGCCACAGAGGCATGGGAGATTGTCTTCATCATAGCTGGCGAGCCATAGGTGAAATAGGGTGTCGTCATCTTGTAGGCGATTGCAGTGCCATCGTTTGACCGATCCGCCCGGCCCCATTTGCGAACATATCCGTCATTGCCCCCAAACATGAGGATGCGCCGATCATTGTCGTCCGGGTCGATAACAGACGCAACGCAGCCAGCCTCAATCGCCGGTATGAATGACCAGCGGGGCGGCGCGAACCGGATGTCCATAGATATCACTGCGTTGTTATTGGTCGAGGCATCAATAGGAATCACTGCTACGACAATGCCACGTATGTCATCAACCGCTATCCAGACATGCTTGAGGCGAGCGAAGTTAAGACGCTCCGCCAAAAACCCTTGATTGATCGGGCGAGATAGAGCGGTCTCAGCAAAGTCTCCAAAGGAGTCAGTCACAGCCAAAGAACGGATCGTCCCGTCCGACCACATAAACCCGAGGTCGTTGGCGAACCGGAAAATGGAATTGTGCCCAACAGCACCAACGCCGATCACAAAGGTCTTGCGGGCAAAGGCGTCTGTCCCGGTTGGGGCTGACCCGGTTATCCTATGAATAGAACCCCTCTGTGATCCCTTGAATACCCATAACTCATTACGGTGAGAGGCAAGAGCCGTGAGCCTGTCGCCGTCTCTAGGGTCAATGTCTATCGAACCAGACCCGCTCCCCGTCCAGTCCTCGGGGTCTAGGAGCACAGAATAGTAAAGCCTAGAGGAATTAGCTTCCACCCCGGCAGCCCACATGCGGTTCTTGTGAGGAACCATGAACGAGAAATTAGGCGGACTGCCAGCAAGGTTCTGTGCTGTAGTCCCGTCCCACGACTTGGGAACATCGTTCACATGGTCATTCGCCATCACCAGAACGTCCTCAAGCACGGCATAGGCCGGAACCGCGCCAGAGATGAGCCCTGTGAACAGGTCCGTGAACGTGCCGTCAGCGTTGTCACGCTTGATCGTGGTGCCGACATGAACAATCCGATGTTGAGTCGAAACCGCCCCTGTGCCGGTGTCCCAATAGTCAAACAGCCCCTTGATTACAGCCCCGGATTCCAGTTGAGATGAGTTGAGTTTGGCCGTCCCTGGCATCTTGCGCGGGCCGCCGTCCAACTCGTAGAGTGCGTTTTCGCAATCGACCAGAAACGGAATACCTATCTGTGCCTGTTCCCCAGGCGCAATGTCGGTGTTCGGGCCAAAATCAGTCGCCCAACCACCCTGGAACAGATGCCTCAAAATGGCCGTGTCAGTCGGCATTACCTGATCTCATCAAAAGCGGAGCCAGTGACAAACCTCTGGCCCCTACGCCCTCGAAACGGCTTGCGGGCCCTGCGGACATAGGGGGATATCCGGGGCTGAAAACGCGGACGCGAGGAACCTATTTCCTGGTCGCCGACAAGCCGCAATATGATGTCTGTGTACTCGCCCTTAACTTGGAGCGACCTAGCGTCGTCTTTCTTGTCCCGATACCAGTTGGCAAGGGCGTGATAGACAATGGCGTGTCGCCCATGAAGCGGCACGATGGGCTCATCAGTGTCAGCCGAAAGGTTGGCCTGAGCCACCCCCGCAGACGAGGTAGCAAGGTTCGATGTAATGTAGGAATAGGGAATCAGGAAGGCTATGTCAGTCGGCTTCCAGAGACGCACCCTGCGCCTTGGCGTCGTGCCCCCTGAGGGAACCCTGTCAATGATAGTTGCTACCAACGGCTTGCCAGTCGTCTTTGAGCGCGGATACCTCAGACGAAACTCAGTCCTGCCTATCAGGTCAATGTCGCCGTTGGTGTCGAAGTTCTGAAGGTCTAGGGGCCGCAGGAAGTCTGAGGCCAAGTCGTATTGGTCCTCAAAATAAAGGTAAGATGCAGCCGAGACATCTGACTTAACAAAGGCAGCCGTCAAGACCGCGTTCGTGTCGTCGGTGACTGAGGAGATTTCGTAAATCTCCACACCGCCATCTATGACGATGCGCCCCCCAGCCCGCATATTGGTAACGCTGAAGTTATTGTTGGTGTTCCACAGCGTCGAAGCCCCCGAAAGGGCCGTTGAGCCCTGAGTGATCGTGACCGTGCCGGTACTGTATTCGGGCTGTGTGACTAATTGCCCGGTTCGGTGAGCCCACGGGAACTTCTCGCCAAATCCCAGGTGCATGTCTTGGAGGGCGATATTGATATAGCGTTTCGCTTGGTTCTCTGTAGCTGTTACCGAAGTTTGCACTCTGACCCTGTTTTGCAAATCTGTAAAAAGATCGGAAAAATCCGTCAATTGTGACGTAGCTGACATTATTGTTCACCAATTTTCTTATGCGGGCAATGCCCAAATATACCCTTGGCGCAATTGCAGTTGTAACATAGGACTTGGAAGCCGCTAGGAAAGTTATTCCTTCTCAGCCACCGACAAGTGTTCCCATGTGTTATTTTCTTATGTTGGTTCCCGCCGCCGTTGATATGGTCTATCGTTAAAAATCTGTGATCTGTCTCGCCGCAACACTGGCATTTATTACCATAAGCCGCTAAAGCCTCACGGCGTAATAACTCGCGTTGTCTTTTTCTATTTGCCTGCAAAGCCTCATCACTGAGTTTCGGATACTTAGCGAGCCTCGCAGCGACTCCAATCATAGCGAATTCGCGCCTCTGTTCAGGAG